GAACCAATGCTCGATTTACCGTTCTTTCGGGGAACGCCTACCAGAGATACGCGATGCCTGAGCAGCCCGTCCTCGTCGCGGGCAAACAAGTCACCGAGCAAACGTTTCTGCCAATCGCGCAACACCATTTTGCTACCGGCGCGACCGGCAACGGAGTCCTTGGTAATTGTGGCGAAGGCGTCAGCGAAGCGAACAATAAAATCACCGTCACCACGTTCAACAGCTTCGGGCGGAACAGGCGTCAACCAGCGCGGTTCAGTCACGCGCCCTCTCAGACATCAAAGTCTCAAACGCCGACTTCGCTTTAATCTCCGCAAGACCCAAACGCGACCTAGCCTCAACCGTAAAACCAAGCTGACCAAGCCCAGACATAATCGCCTTCTCAAGTTCAAGCAACTGACGCAACAAATGAAAGTCATCAGGGGCCGAATCAACCTGACGCTCCAACATCACCTGCCGGTCCAACTGCTTACACACAATCATCAACGCCTCAGTATCCGACTGCCGACTAACCCAAGTCTTACCCTGCGCAAACACCCGATCCCACAAAGCCAAGCCGGCCTCACCTAAATCCCGGTGCGGAGGCACATAACCGCCCTCAAGCTCAAAAGTGTCATTCAAAGACGGCAACGAACGTTTACCCGGATTGCCAGTCAAACGTTTCATCTCAAGCGGTTTCGCTGGATTAGGCATTTTTCTACCCTAGCACTTTTTGTTTGAACTGCGGAAAAGTGCAAGCAGTCGGGGCCGGGGTGTCGATGCTTGTCACGCTTAGGTTGTGGGCACCCCCCCGCTTGTCCCCCGTGTACCCGGTGGCGGGGGGCGTGTTTCTGTGGCGCTGTTGTGCGGCGCTGTGCGCTTGTCTGAGCGCGTTGTTTCTGGGCCCGCTGTATACCACGGGGCTAAATTGTGGGGGCGTTAGGGGGGCGCTGGTGGTGGGGGGCCAGATACCCGGTTAGGGGTGCCCGCTCATTGACTAGGGCTATCGCCGCGGGGCGCGGTGTGTGGGGGGCGGTGTGTTTCTTCCGCGCAAGACTAAGCCCCCGGGCCTGAGGTGGCTTGCGGGGGCTTAGGGGTGTGGCTTGTGTTTAGTTATCTGTTGCGCTTGTAGCGCGGTTTACTCTCCCGTCTATACCCCCACAGGGCCACGGCCCAAGCGGTAGCGGCTAGGGGCACTAGGTACGCTACGGGCGGCTCAAGTATTGAGGCGATAGCGCTAACGGTTAGCAGCGCCACTACGGTCACACTGTAGGCGCTGGGGCGGTGCTTCATGCCTAACGTGTTCGGGATTGCTAAGCGCCTAGCGGTAGCCGGGCCACGGTATGCCACCGGGGTATCTTCCCACTTGCCTAGGTGTCCCCAATAGTCATTGCTACAGGGTAGACAGAAGCCTAGTTCTTCCCCGTGTATATCGGCGGGCACAGGGGCCGCACACTCCACACAGGGCCGGGTATCTTGCTGGTTCATTAGTTGCTCACTCTCTTAGTTATTTGGTGCCAGCCAATTACAGCGCTGGCGGGTAGGCGGTACTTGTCTAGGGCTTGGTCAATAGCGCGGCCCGGCGTTGTCGCGTAGGTATCCACCGCGAGAGCGCCGGCGGTGTCGCCGCTTACGATCCACAGGGTTAGGCGGTAGTGCTTCATGCTTCGATCTCCCACAAGTGCCACCAAGTCGCCGGGTAGTTCTCGCGCAGATACTGTTCGCCCTCTTGGGTTAGTGCTGTGTCGAGATAAGCGCCACACCAACTATCTAGGTCGTAGCCGGCGCAAGCGTTGGGGCTATCGCTCTCAATATCGCTTCCGCTCAATATTGCGTAAGCGTAACCGTTGGGGCTTTCTTCCGTGAAAGTCGGATACTCGAAGACAAGCCCGTTGTCTTCTGCGTATTCGCGCGCGTGTGTTTCGCACATCAATTCGGTTATGTAGTCGTTGCCGACTATCCAAGTGTCTTGGAGTGCTTCGGGCGGGTTGTTGTCTGTGTTCATTGGTTGCTCTCTTTCTTGTGTTGTTCGCGCCACTCTTGTAGTGCCGTTGTCTTCGTGTACCCGTAGGCGTAGCGGTGTCCCCACACAGGGGCGTAACCGTTGTGGCGGGCTAAGTCACACCCGCCGGGGCAGAAAATACGGTACCCGCCGCCGGGGCCGTAATTGTTGGGCTCTACTGTTTCGATATCTGCCCAAGTCGCGCGGGCGCTCACAGGGCCACCCGCCTAAAGTAATCGGCCGACAATTCCGCCCACAATTCTTCGGCGGTTAGTTGTTCACCCGAGAGCCAGCACACTAATTTAGTTCTCCACTCGCTGGCCGCGTAGTAATCGGCATTTATCGCGCGGATACGGTAACTAAGGTGGCGCAGATTTTCGCTATCGGGGGGCAATATCCCGACTCTCTCCAAGTAGAGGGCAACGCTTCTCTCTAGTACCTCAATGTCGCCATACTGTAGGGGAAAGTAGCCCACACCGCGGCCGTTGATTGAGAGCGCGGCGCTTGTGTAAGTGTTGTTGGCTGTCTTGTCGTGCCATTGTCGGCACTCTAGGAAGACACTACGAATATCCGGGCGCTCTTGGTTCACTCTCTCCAAGATATCGCTGTCGGCTATGTCTAGCCCTAGTTCATCTATTACATATTCCACGGCATCTCTCACGCCTTGGTTGTAGTTGTTGTTCATTGCTTACCTATCCCGGCGGGGCTCTCCCGCCGTCTAGAGAAAGACTATGCGGGGCCGCGCGTAGATAGGTAACGCGTTAGGTAACGACTACATAACGGTATCGGCCTTTTTATCCCTGCTATCTATCGGCGGGGCACTCTCCCGGCATGACCACAAGAGCGCGGCAGACACGGCAACGGGGGCACCGTATGGCACCCCCGCGGCCGTCTAGGTTAGGTAAGCCTTACCTTATCGAACAAGTGTTCGAAACAAACGTTCGAACCGTTCAGCGGGCACACAGACTCGTCAAATCTGTGTCTCCCATAGAAACAACTTAACCGAATTTTTTGTTTTACCGAAAATCACACCCTTCCCGTCCGGTGATCGTGACGATACTTCACCGCGTCAGCCATAAGCGGGTGATGAAGGTTCTCCAACGTTTTCTTGAAGGCGCTCCAATCAGCGTTACGTGTTGGTTCACGGCCCGCCGCATAAGCGTGAGCGTAACCTTCAGCAACCCGCATGAAGAAATCACCCGTGTCTAGGTTCTCTTCCATACGGTACTTGTGTAACAAAACCCAGTTGTCGCTTGTTACCGCGTTGGCCCAATCAGCCATACGGCGTTCTTCAGGCGTGTAATTAGGTTCTTGTTCTAGTAGTGACTTGATGAAGTCCATGACCATACCCATTAGGAATTTCCGATCTTGAAGGTACTGGCAATGACTATCCAGATGAAGTAGAAACACGCCGCGACCATGCCTAGCGTAATCCAGGCAACCCAGACCAACCCTTTACCAAAGTTGGTGAGAGTGACCTTCCACGCTTCCGGTGATCCTTCTTCCACCGTGGCGTATTCGGGTTTCATAAACATTTCGGGCCTAAACACGTGACCCCCCCTTCTTTTCATAACCAAAGTCGGAAAGCAAACTGTCAAAGTGAGAGCCTTCACAACACTGGTTGTCTACCAACGTGTATTTCAATAAACCGCCGGCAAACATTTCATCTTCTTCAGTGCCTACGGGTTCACCGGTACACAGTCGCTGCAACAGATCGACTAACTGGTTGTAGTTGTCACCGCCCACAAGCCCAAGCGGGTAGGTTTTTGTCTTGTTCATTTCGTTTCCCTTACTAGGTTGTAATCGATCTCATTGTCGGCGGGACGATCTGCTTCCATATCCCACACAGAGTATTCGTCTTGCCAATACTGGTCGCCTTGTACGCCAAAGCCCATTTCTATTTCGCCTGTACCCTTCTCCAACGCTTCAGCCGCGTTATCGGCTTCCACAGTCACAAAGACGGGGATTTGTAGATATCCGGTTACTTCATATTTCTTCATTGTGTTTCCTTTCTGATTGTTATTACTTGCGGGTCATAATCCCAAGTGCTGCCAAAGTCAGCCCTAAGATCACTAAGCCAAGCGTCAAACGCGACCACCATGTTTCGGGCGTTCACCGTATAACTTGACTCATGGCGTGTAGGGCACTTCCAACACGCGTAGGTGTAGTCAATCCGCCACACGCTCATACCGCCGCCGATACTTCTTGATCGCCTTCGCACACTTCACAAAACGGCGTACAGTCATACGCCCCTTCATGCTTAGGGCACGGCACCATACCGGCGCTAAACCTATTCATGCGGTAATCAACTAGATAGTTCTTGGCACGGTCATAGGCTTCGCTTGACACTTCATGCGGAAGATTGCGCGGCAACCCGTAGGCGTAAGCCAACAGATCGCATAACGCGTGAAAGTTACAGTCTTCCAGATCGTCTAATACTTCCTGGACGATAGCAAGATCAATCGGCTCAGCGTAACTCATGCGCGTGCCTCCAATTCCCCGCGGTAATCCTCCAAGTAAGCGAGAACATAGAAAGAGTGCTTTACCAGCGGCATGATCCGCGTTTCGACCCGTTCGATATTGTCAATCCGGGCCACCGTGTCAATCACCTTGTCCCACTTCTCAAACAGTTCACGGTGCTTCTGTCGCATAGTCTCGGGCGACCAACCGTAAGCGTCTTCAAAGTAGTCGGCAAAGCGCTGCGCTTGTTCTGGATTAGCGTCAAAGTAATCACTATTACCTAACGAACCCCAAGGCGCGTCATAGTCAATGGCTTTCCTCCAGTCGCCAGTCACAATAAGCGCTGCCATAGCGTGACCTATGTGCTTGATAGAACACTCGTCACGATCACCTAAACGCCAAATAGCGTCAAACTGTTGTTCTAAACGGTGCGCTAGTTGGGCGTCTGAGCGTGCCGCCAGATCAGCCTTCCCCAGCGTTGCTTCTACTGTCATTTGTTTTCCTTTGTTCCCCACGTCTAGCGCGGATAACACACACGGTAAGCGCCCGCAACACGCGTGTCAAGGATCGGCGGCCTTTGTTTACCAAACCGTTATCAAACGCCCCTTATTCGAACAAATGTTCGACAAAACTCACAGACTGCCCAAATCTGTGTCCGCCTAAGACACTTCTTAACCGAATTTAGCCGAGTCGAATCGAACTAAAACTTGTTGCCCCGAGCAGCGTTACATGATCGGTGAGCCGGAGCCAACGGCGAATTAGCATCACCAGGAATAACATGGTCGGCTTGCCAAGGATCGTTCGGCCGGGCACCGCCACCACACAACCAACAAACGTTCGCTGTTTCCCGCACAGCCTGAGCGCGTTTGCGGTAATCCCCAGCGTATTGCCCCGTCACCCTCTTACGGGCAGCCTTCGCCATATCCACATAACGATCACGGGACTGCTGATGTTCGGGGCACCTAGAGCCGTTACGGGTCACACGGCCACAATCCAGACACGGTTGCCGAAAGTTACTCATATGAAGAGTTTACTCAGCAAACTCAAAAACCTGCCAAATTTTGTTTTCCCCATAAACTTTTTCTAACCGAATAAATTTTTGACCGAACATTGTGGACGCGCAGAGAATCGAACTCTGCTCCTGCCTGCTCCCGTGAAGGGCTTTACAAACAGTCGAACCCAGAACGCGCCCTAAACAACAAAAAGGAGGAGCCTCGCATGGACGTGGCCCCCCCTTTTTTTGTTGACCGATATTTAATTATATTTCAAGGAAAAACAATCGCATGGAAGACCGTTCTACTTGTTACCTTCCGGCACCAACAAGGCCGAAACCTGTTTATAGTAAGTCCTCATCGAAGTCGCAATACGATCCTTAGACTGGTTACTGTAACGCTTCTCAACTGGCGGGTGAGTTTTCATACTGCCAAGCTTCTGCGAATAACTACTCGCCACCTGTAATAGTTGCTGCTCCCTACTCATTGTTCCTCCAAACAAGTCTTTGACGTGTTACTCATAGTAAACACCTTCCGTCACATAAAAGCAAGCAACAAATGTGGCGAGTTACAGCAAATCAATCTTGCCGCGGAAGGGCACACCCTTCTCCAACTCGAAACAGGTAATTGCGGGTGTTGAGTCCCCGCCTCCCCCACTCATCCTGGTGTACCAGTCCGACCCGTTATCCATTGTGGAAGCTTGAACCCACCAACGCTCCCTACCCTCACTGCCGGAGAACTGTTCGACCCTATGGTGATGGAAGTGACCCGTGACCATGACTGTTGCTGCCGCCAAGTAGGTGTCGTTGAATACGGCTTTAGTCCAGAAGCTTTGGAAAGCATCGGGCCTGGCAACCTGGTGTCCGTGGATCGCACCAAGAATGTGTGAGCCGTCACCGAACACGTCAAACGCGAACCCTTCATCGTGAGCTTGAGGAACAAGCCAACGCTCTACAGGCAAACCAACCTCTGTGGCGAGACGACGCAACTGCTGAAGAATCACAATGCCCCAATCGTCCGTGCCCGGTCTACCCACCGCGGCCTTGTTCACACGGAACTGGCAATGGTTAGAAGCAACCGAACCGTAAGTTACCGGGGCATACTTTGACGCCATCTTCAACAAATCCCAAATCAACGCCGCCGCAACATCTGTTTGCTGCATCGGGCTGAGAGTATTCGTAATCAACTGATCCATGTCAGCCTTGTTATTTACGCCCTCAACAATATCGCCCATATCCAAGATGACTATGTGGTCATAGTTGCCGGCCTTCAATTTTTGTTCAACACGCTCATACGCCGCATGAATACGCTCAATCGATTCAAGATGTCCACCACGGGAACCACCCTTACCAATCTGGAAATCGGCGGGGCAGATAACGTAAGTCCTTGTCGCTTTCTTATTTACAGGCGGTTTACTTTTCTTAAACTTCTTGGCTTGCGCATACAAGGTTGGCAAGTCAACATGAGCGACCTTCTTGCGGAAGTGAAAACGATATGAGGTTAACCACTCCCCGTCCCATCGTTGCCACTGCGAAGTACGAGGCGACCCAACGACCTCATACTCGTCAGGAGAATAACCCCTGTCCGCAAGAAAGTCACTAAAGTTTGGAAGGTCAGCTAGACCCTCCGTGGTAGCCAGACCCTCGGCACCGTCAAATTCGATAGCTGGACGGAAACCGGTAGGCGCTTCTACCTTTCTTGCTGGTTGCAAGTCATCAAGCATCAGCTTCTATAACATCCGCAAGACTTTGCGCGATGCAAAGACAGCGGCCCTTCTGTGATAGCCAAACCACGCTTAGTAAGCTCCCTAGCCAAACCCTTAGACGACCAAACATCGAATGATTGCAAAGCTTTATCTAAAACTTGTTGATCCTTCTCGTCAACCGAATCATAAATTCGCCCCATCTTGCATCTAGCAGACTTTGACGGTGGAACCATATCTTCAAGCATTTGTTTGCCTTTCCAAAACTAACGCTAAACAAGATTGTCGGCCACACCAGGTAGCGACACGCCCAAGTCTAATAGAGAACGAACGGTAATGGAAGCCCCAGGTTCACGCGCATCGTCATACATTTTATGTGCGCTTATCTTACAAACTAACGAATCGTCTTCCCAGACTCCCGCATCTGTGCAAGAGTCAAAGACCCCTCTAACCAGTTTGTCGATATCGGGCGGGACCGTGGGAAGTGGCCGTCTAGTTGCGGTAACGGATTTCGGGCGAGATAAGAAAAAAACGACACTGAGTTCCGCAGGACCAACAAGCGTAACCCAGTTCGCAGAACCGACAGCATCTGTAGCCGCCTCCCTGACCCTTTTACGCCAAGCCGGAAGCTTTTTAGAGGCCTCAATAAAGCGCCCATGCCCAATCGACTTCTTTGAACCCTGCGGGGCGGCAATGCCGTAAACCTCGAAGAAAAGTTCCACATTCTAGTTTAGAACGGTGCTTCATCGTCGATACTCTTCACGGAACCAAAAACACCGTCAAGAGCCTGCTGGGTATCCTGCGGGTTGCCACCACGACGTTCAACCTTCGACATTTCGCTCGCACGAACGTTCAAGCTGACACCCTTGCTGCCGTCCTTCTTCTCAAACAGTTTCGTCTTTAAACGGCCAACAACAGCAACCTTGTCGCCCTCAGCAAAACCGGCGGGACCAGTAACCGAAAAATAGTCTTTACCGTCAACCTTCCATTCACCCTGATCGTCTTTCAACATCTGGTTGTGGGCAACATCGTAAACAACACCCCACTCAAACTCACGAACACCGTTCACATAACCTTCGAACTTCACATCTACAGCCATTACATTTCCCTTTCTATATGTTCAGGATTAACACAATCCTGTTTACCGCATTTTCTAACCCCAGTCAACACCGGAATACCATCTTCGTCAACCGGGGTGATTTCATCCTCAGCAAAATCGTTATGCCAAGGATGACATTTACCAAGGCTACTATTTACCGTTCTTGCCCTTGTGGCACGACACGACAAACATTTTCTGTTGTTACGGTTGGAGGTTGCCGAGTCCCAACGGAAACCACAACGTTCACACTCAATCCAAGCCACCGACTCATTGTAGGCCTAAACCGTCTGATAACCGATGTTCTGCATAGCCCACCTGTGTCGCGCATCAATACTCATACCATCAGTCTGCTTCGCCAACAAAGCGCAACACTTATCACATTTGGTAATCTTCGATTCATGTGGGATACAAATAGGTTCCGGGTCTGACCGCCAAGAAGCCTCCACAGACCTATCGGCAGCACTCTGATCAAGAGCCATACGGGCGTCACGAGCGCGACCCACAATATGCCTAGGCTCCAAATACTCAACCTTCTCATCCTGGCGAGCCATGATCAGTGCGCGTTGCGCAACAGGCAACGACAAATGACCCAACACACCAGACCAAGCGTTCACCGTCTCCTCAGTAACCCGACGGTTATCAATCGCAGCCACATCAGCCAACAACAACTTTATTTCAGACTTATTCATTGTTTTCCCTTTCCACAGCATCCGCGGTTACAGTTGCCGACTCAAAACACTCTTCATGGTCAAAACCTGAACGCGAATAAAGACCACAAATCGAACACGCTTCACGCATTGTTTTCCCTTTCCATCTCAGCAAGCGCTTCAGCCCTCAACCTGGCAGCAGAAGACCCAGCACCCGCAGACTTTTTCTGAACACGTCCCATCCAATTCTGAAACGTCATATCCCAATCAAGCTTCGCCTTACCCGTAGACCACCAATAAGTCTGAAACTGGTCAACCTCAAACGCCTGATCAACGTCAGGCCACTTGTCATCAAACATCTCAAGCAAACGATCCGAAGGTTTCCAATCTTTAGGGAGCTTAATAGCTCTCTTGTTATCTTCTCTATAGTTGTCTTCTCTTAGTTTTCTTCTTAAGAGTGACCCCTTAGCCACAGTGCTTTGCTCCACAGTGGCTTCAGCCACAGTGCCCGAGGGGTCTCTGGATGGATTCAACTCATAACGGTAACAACCAAGCGTCCCGTCACTGTTTTTTGGCCTGAATACCTGTATCCACTCACCAGTCTCCAATTCCTTCAACGCAGCCCTAAAACCCTTCACACCAAGACCAGTCTCCGCAGTGATTTGCCTCACCCGAATCTCGTATCCAATCTCATGCGATAGCAGATACACCAACAGGAAGTTAGCGTTTACCGACAGGCCAGTGTTCCTCAACCACGCGTTAGGAACAATCGTAAAATTATCGTCAATCGGTAGACGATTCCGAAAAATGCCGCTTTCCACTGTTCTCCCTTTCTAAATACAAATTCCAAGCTACTTTCGCGTTGCGATCACGCGCACCCTCCATGTACCGGCCGGCGTGCAAATACATTAGCCAGCGGCGACGCGCCATGTCCTTTGGCGCTATGGGAGGAAAATAGTTGTGTACCTCACGGTACGAGTAATCGAACCTTTCATCCTGAACTTCCCACATTCGTTTCCCTTTCTAATATGGTTCGTCGAGAAACTCTAGGTCCACCTTCTCTCCCGACGCGGTAAGAACATACCACCGAAACTCAACACCATCAAACACGGCTTTGTCAAAATCTTCCCACTGAGCCAACTTGTGACCCCAAGCACGCGCCAAACTTGCCAACTTGGGATCAGACTCCATGCCACCGTTATACAACCCACAAATCATCATTATGTTGTCAACACGGTCAAGAACCTTTGAACCGCCCATACCCCGTCCTTTACGGTGGTGCGGCTGCAAATCGTCTGTTTGCCCACAATGAAAGCAATGAGTGTCACGCTTTAGCGCCTGAGCAACAATTTTCTTAGGTGTAGCCATTAGCCGAAAGCCTTGTCAGCTCGACCATAATCGTCCTCAAACCTGACCACATCATCTTCATCAATCAAACCTGATGTGACATAAAAGATTTGCATGTTGCCGATACTCGCTGACAAACGGTGAACCTGCTCACGATCAATGTGAATCGAATCACCAGGACCAATAAGGAACATAGTGTCATCGATGATGAGTTCGCCGTTGCCGGCCTCAACAAACCAGAAGTGGGTTTGGTTCTCATGTAAATGTAAAGACGTTCTACGGCCCTCTAAGACAATGAACTGACCCACAGTAAAGTGTTCACCGGTAAACCATTCGATCATGCTGCCCCAAGGTTTTGCCATGCGCTTAGTTTATGCCATCGTAAGTTATCTGCGCGAGCTTACATAAACAGGCCGTAACCGAGCC